CAAATGTTGTAGAAACTACGTTTAATGAAGGCAAATATTTTTCCGTTGCTGAGGTACTAGCCCATTGCACAACACATTCTTTTGTTTCTTCTATATATTCAAAACCAGTAACTTTTTCAGTACCTTTACTGTTTAGATCACCTATACGTGGGTTATTTTTTTTTGGATCAGGACAAGGTGTTTTTTCTTCTTTTAAATCAGGTATTTCAGGTTCTACTGTTTCAGGTTCAGGTGTTTCTACATTTGCAGGAGGATCTTGCTTTTTCTCTATAATTACTAAATCTTTTTTGTTGTAATTTATAGGCTCATAAAAAGGTAATGGGCAAATATTAATATTACCTGCAGGGTCATCGATAAATAACTGATTATTAGTTGTACCATCCCTTCTAATGGTAGTACAGGGCATATCAAAAATAGGTGGTAAGGTTCTTGTTATATGTTGTCTATTAGGTATTGATGACTGCTTAGGTATATATATATTAGGTATTCTAGGAATTTGTTTGTTTATTTGTCCTGGAATTAGTGTTTTAACATTTTGCATTACTTCATTCATAACTCTTGTTTTAAAGGCATCTGAAGAAAAATACCTGTAGGCAAAATAACCACCTCCAGCCATTGAAGCAGAAAGCAAAAAACTAAGAATGCTGATTGTTTCAATAATAGTCTTACGCATTAGATTTATGGCACTATGAATACATAGTAACTATAAAGCCATGAGAGAAGCCATATTAAAAGCTTTTTGTCATACCATGACAGTTTCTTTGTTAATTATTATTCCTACTATTGCACCTTTATATATTCTTACAGGAGTAATGCAACGTCAAATGATTAATAAAGTTAACTAAGACCAGGGAACACCCGTAGTTTTTGTAGGTGTTTTAGATTCTGTTATTTGTGCAGCGATAGATGTTTCTATTCTTGTTACTTCATCAGCACCTAAAGCAGCTTTGGCCCACGCTACAGCGTTGTCTTTAGTGATAGAAGCATAAGCAGTGAACGATCCACTGTCTGCTTCAGCAAGTCCTACAGAGCCATAAGAAGAACCAGTATGATCTCCATCTGCATCACTGGTAGTCCAGTGAACAGTAGTTACAACATCAGATAAGCTACCTACAGTTTTTGTTGCATCTAAAGAAACAACATTCCAAGTTACAGCCATGATAATAATTAATAAGAGTTTATAAAGTTAAGCAGTTTGCTCAACAGGTTCTACAAGTTCTTTAAGAGTTTTAATAGCACCCTGATCTTCAATGAGAGGTTGTTGTAAAGCTCTTAATTGTTCTTGTAGTTTTGCTATCTGCTGCTCAATCTGTTGTGCTTGAGCAACATTAGCATTGAAACGTTCTTGCACTTCATTTAGTTTTTCTTCTGGTGTGGGCATATTAAATTAATTTATCCTGATTATACTAAGAAGCTTCGAGAGCTTCAACCTTGCCTATAAGTTCCTGTACAGCAGCAACTAAAAGAGGTACAAGTTTAGATTGATCTATTCCCTGATATACAGGGTTGTTATCAGAATCAACCTCATCTTTAGTTCCTGTTATAGCTTCTGGTACTGCTGTTACTTCATGTGCTAAGAACCCATCAACTGTTGTATCTTTATCAACTTTAAAATTAAATCTTGATGGTTTTAATGTTTTTAATCTTGTAATTCCATCAGATATTGCAACTACATTTTCTTTCAATCTATAATCTGAACTTGTTGCATAACTTGTTGATGATGATGTTGTATTTATAGTTCCTACATTATTTCCGCTATGAAAAAAAGCTATATTGAGGGCTGTGCCAGCACTACTATTAGCATGAAAATTCATCCGACCATTATTAGTGGAGTTTTCCGCTACTATGCCTTTGTTAGTAGTGGAAGCAGTTAAGGTAGACATGCCATTGAAAAATACGTTTCCAGACGAATCTATACGCATACGTTCTGACAAAGAAGTACTTCCGTCAGGAGTTGTATGGAAAGTTAACCTACCAGGCATATCATTAGATCCAGGAGTGCCATCTACATTCGCTTGTATTTCTGCTGCTCCAATACCTAAATCTGTTCCGTCATCAGCACAGAAAGCAACTCTTCCTAATTCATCACCATTTTGAACTATTGTTCTACTGCCATCAGCAGCATTTCTTGATTTAGAAAATGTTAGAAAAGCACCTTGAGCAGAGTCTCCAAAACGTCTTAATGCAAGAGAACTTTCTCCAGCAGTACCTCCAGCGATTTGTAATTGTGAAGCTAATCCAAAAACTCCAAGACTTGCACTAGTTCCTATAAGCAACCTTCCAGACGAATCTATACGCATACGTTCTGTGTTGTTATATCCATGAAAACAAAGAGCATCACCAGCAGTGCCATTTCGATAGACTATACTTGCTCTAATTGAGTCATTTGCATCACCAAATTGAATTTGATTTAAACCATTAGCATCAGAATTTAGTCTTATATTTGCCTCATCATCTTTTATATCCAAACTTGTCTGTGGAGTACTTATTCCTATACCAATCCGATTATTACCAGCATCAACAAAAAACAGATTTTCCTCTGTATCACCTTCAATTCTAAAATCTACATCTGCACCATCTTCATTAAATATTGTTGTTCCTCCTAGCTCCATTCTTTCTACACCATTGGTAGCAATATTAAAAGTATTATCAGCAGAACTAAAAATACCTGTATTTAAATCATCTCTAAAGGCTAAAGCTGGTGTACTTGCAGAGCCATCTTCTAGTGTGAACGTACCGTCAAGTTGAAACAGTTCTATATATGCGTTGTTTGCTGCGTTTCTTATCTTCATTACATTATTTGTCGTATCCGCAAATAATTGAAAAGCAAAAGTGGTAGATGGTGCTGACGACCCAGAATTATTACTTGCTATCGCCTGTAAAACACTATTAATGTCTGCCCTGACATTTGCCCCTGTGGAATTATCGATCACATAGTCATGTTGTGCCATTTAACTAATATCCATACGTAACCATATTGTAACCGAAACTAAGAACCCCGCCCAAAGCCTGTAGCTGCATATTTGAAGTTTCTATTTACATTACTAGATCCGTTTTTAATATCTATATCAAAACCTGTGCCAGTGATGTTTGACAAAGTGAAGAAATCACCTGACTGTGCATTTTCTATTGTTATTCCTATAGAAGGTAAAACACTATTTGCTGCAACGCTAGTGCCTGACTGCCCTGTGAAGAATGAATTTGTGAATGTAACAGATTTTGTTGACGCTCCAGAAGCAATAAATCCACCACTTGATGCGGCTGCATTTCCTAAACTTGTTTCTGTTCTGCTATCTATTTCTGCTTTATAGCCCAATTGATCTATTTCAATAGATTGTGCAGGGTCATTAGATTCTAAATCACATCTGAATTTGAATCCTCTTGCAACATAAGTACCATTTACAAAAGGGTTATATTGAGTAAACTCTGCTGAATATGTACAATTACCGCTTGTTGTTAAAGAAGTTGCAGAAGTCAAAGTAAATGTGTTTGCATTTGGTACAGATTTAATTTCATAGTCACCATTAACACCTGTTCCAGAAGTAAAGTTAACAGTAACAAAACCGCCAACACTATATCCATGCGAGGACTTAGTGATTGTAATGGTTGTACCTGATATTGCATATGTGGCCGATACTGACAAGTCAGGATCAGAATTTGTTGTTGCTACTAATAATTTTGCATTTACATCTACTGCTGTTGCTCCATCAAAATCTGACCATGTATCTACATTTGCTGCTCTTTTATCAATTAAATCATTGGGGTAAAAACCTTGTGTAACAAAATGTCTCAATAAATTTATAGGTTGTATTCCTCCTAAATCAAGAGTTGATTTAAAAAAGTATTGACCACCTGTTAAAAAATCAACATTACCAATAAAATCAAAATCTGCAATAGCGTCAAAATCAGGTGCATCATCTAATAAATCTGTAGATCCTAAAACAAGCCCATTAACTTCATCAGAAAAAAAGCAATCATCTCTGACACCTTGAAAAGGAGGGCTATCTAAATCTTCTCTATCTGTTAAAACTGTTAGTTTTGGTAATACATCAGGTGTTGTAGATATTAATACAACAGAAGCATCACCAGAGCTAATTCTTCCACCATCATCTTTAAAACGTAGTAAATAAGTTCCATTTACAATATTAGGAACAATACTTTCACTAACTGATCCTGGAAGCTGTGGTATTACGTCAATTGAATTAGTAAAAGTTGCCCCCAATGTAAGGTTAGAACTACGTATTACTACTGCACCACCATGTAAAACATCAGTTTCCGTTGATTTATCAAAACGTAACCTTACAAATTTATTATTTAAAGGTTCAATTTTTACATTTTTAACATCTAATGGTACTGCTGTTTTACCTATTGCATTAAAAGTTAAAGTTGCAGGTGTTCTTGAAGGTTGATTTAAACCATTAAAACTAAATACTCTAAATTCATATACTCCTACATCTGTATTAAATATCTCAACATTACTTGATGGTGTATCAATAGTTTTAAAATCACCATTATTAGCTCTATATTGCACTTGATATTTTGAAACTCCTCCTTGTGTCTCCCAATCTAATATTATTTTTGTAATAGCTTTATTGTTTATAACAACAATTTGTTCTCTTGCTTGTAAGCCACTTGGAGGTTGTTTAATTTGCGTTAAAGTTGTTATATTTCTTGTTGGTAATGGAGTGCCATCTTCAACAAAAGCATATTTTCCAGAATTATGTTCTAAAGCAGAAATTGTATAAGTTAAATCTTCATTTTCTTGTATTGATAAAACTCTCCAAGTTGTTGTTTGTAATCCAGATGTTTCTAATATGTATGGTGCATGTTCATTTGGTGCTTGAGAAAATGCAGAACTAACAGTAATAGTTCCAGAATTTATTGCAGTTATATTTTTTGTTTCTAATGAACCATTTGGCAAAATAATCGACAATGTAGGATTATCTGATAATGCAGGTATATTTGTATTTGCTGTATCATCTAAAACTACTGTTGTTGTATTAGTAACACTTTTAAGTAGACCTCCTCTTCTAACACCAGCTTTAAGAGTATCAGAAACACCAATAATATCTCCAGGGTTTATTAAACAACCTGCAGCAATAGTTGTAGTAAATGAAATTGTTTCTCCAGAATTTTGTTCATTAAACAAAAACCATTTTCCTAATCTTGATGCCTGGCCTCTAGAAGTTGTAGCAAATGCCTTTATATTTTTTACATGTATTCCATACTTATTTTGTGTTGTAGCATCAGCCTCTACTGTTTCTATATCTAGTTCTTGGGTTGTCATATCTAAATAACTAACATTTATTACTGTATGTCTTGTATCTAAACTAGAACCAAAATAATTAAATCCATCATCAGTTATATTGGCATTATTAAATATATATGAAACATTTTTTGGTGCATCTTGAGATATAGCAATGCCAGCCTGTGCATAATATGGGATTACTCTCATAACGCTGCATAATTCATTAATTACCGTATAGGCTTCTTTAGCTTGGGTAATGTTTACAGAAGTTGAGAAACGTGGCTCAGTAGAACCTGTACCAGATCCATCATCCACTTGCTCTCCGCAATATTCACTTACTGTCTTAAAAGTAAATTTATCTAGTGCTGTTTCTGGAATAGAACAACCATAACGTGTATTGGTTAACAAATCGTATAAAATCCATGCTGGATCTGAACACCATGCTTTATCTGTTTTAAATTGTCCATTCCATGTACCGCTATATGTTAAAGATCCATCAGCTAAATTTACTGTTGCATTAGAAGGTATTTTTATTTTTATACCACGTATTTTATAAACTCTTTTAGGAACTCTAGGAAATTGTTCCGCATTAAACCTAAGTGCAACATGTGCTGTATCTGGATACGCATTTTGTTCAAAAATTATGTTAGTTGCACTATGAAATGAAAACGCATTAACAAGTTTAGAGTCTGTACTATCTGCTGTAATTCTTTCCACTCTTATCTGTACAGGAAATGATGTAGTAGATTTTAATTTAATTAAATAATCTCTAAAGTATGCATTTGTAGATCTTCCTTTTACTGTGTCATTTATAACTGTTGTTGTTGTACCATTATTTTCTATTGTTTTAATAACTAAATTAACTTCCGTACCGTTTATATCTCCATTATCCTCAAATTTTTGCATTGAAGGAAATCTTAAAGTTGCTCTAACTGCGTTTATATTTGATTGATTTACAGTATGCGTTACAGGAGTAGATGTTGTAACTGTTGTACCAACAATAAATTCAGTTTCAATATTTTTTATACCATCAATAAATGTTTGATTAGAAGAACCTAAACGAAAATCAAAACCAACATCTTTAAAATTAAAATCGCTATCTTGTGGTGATGTATTACTTGCTGCTTGTTGTAATATCTGAGTTGAATTTAAAAATATATCTTTTTTAAAGGCATTAAAATATGCGGTAGATGTTTTATCTGTAATACCAGCTTTTGATGCAGTTGCACTTCCTTCAATAATTCCTTCTGAAATAGCCTCCACGATAGTATTGAACTGCTTAGAGGATAATGCACCAGATGGTAAATCAGGGTTATTAAATACTGTATTTTGTGAAAATTCGTTTATAGCCATTAGTTTGTACCCTCTACTTGAATAGTATCAACACCATTTGAAACTACTATTGATCCAACTAAGATTTCACCATAAGCGATATTTAAAGGCACTCCACTATTACTGATATTTGTAAGTCCTGTAAAAGAATAATTTGTAGCTAATGCAGAAGGATCTAAAGAATCTTGCCCAGTATCTCTATTACGTGTATCTTCTTGAGGGGAAAGCATATTATTTACACCATCCATAACTAGTTTCATAGCAAAATAAGTTACAACCTGTTTTATTACTACATTTTTTATATATTCTTTTGCTGCATATCTTAAAGCAAAACCAAGTATTACTGAAAAGAAATTACCATGTACAACAGGAATTATTTTTATATTTCGATCTGTTTGTATATCTAATAAATCTGAAGTAATTTTTTTTGTCCCTACAGTGACTACATATAATTGCTCTTTCATGTGTTGTTCTAAATTTTTAAAATTACAAAATAAAAAACTGAAAGCTTCTCTTGGACTGTTTATATCTGCATAAAATTCTGATTTTCCTAAAAATTTTCTTAGCTTACCGTATACTGTGATTTTCTTAAGCATCTACTTCACTAGGCATAAGTATTACTATTTTATCTGAATTCGGTGAAACTAGATAAAAAGGTAAATCTATTGATTTACAG